TGGTGCGCAGGGTGCTGTAGGCGCTCAAGGAACAGTTGGTGCGCAGGGTGCTGTAGGTGCTCAGGGAACTGTAGGTGCCCAAGGTGCTGCTGGTGCTCAGGGTGTACAAGGTGCTCAAGGACGACAAGGTGCTCAAGGTGTTCAGGGTGTTATTGGTGCTCAAGGTGCTGCTGGTGCTCAGGGTGCTGTTGGTGCTCAAGGTAACCAAGGTGTCCAAGGTGCTACCGGTCTTGTAACAGGCACAAATTCTAACTGTAACTCGTTTGGTGTAGGTACAGCTGCTTCCGGTACTGCTGGTGAGATCAGAGCTACAAACAACATTACAGCTTATTATTCTGATGATCGTTTGAAAGTCAGAATCGGTAATATTGAAGATGCTGTTGATAAAGTCAGACAACTAACAGGCTTCTATTATACTGCTAACGAATTAGCAAAGAGCTTCGGTTACCAGGGTGAGTTACAAGTTGGTGTTTCTGCACAGGAAACACAAAAAGTACTTCCAATGGCTGTCGTTCCAGCTCCTATCGATGATAGATTCCTAACAGTTAGATATGAAAAAATTATCCCATTGTTGGTTGAAGCGATCAAAGAATTACAACTTCAAATTGACTTAATAAATAAAAGATTAGATAATTAACAATCTTTCTTTATTATGATTTTGAAATGAATAGTGATCCTTTTGACCATATTGTAATAGACAACTTCTTAGACGAAAATCTTGCTAAGAAGTTGTCTTCTGAGTTTATGGATTACGACAGTCCTAATTGGTACTGCTACAACAATCCACTCGAACACAAAAAGACATCTAACAACTGGTATCACTTTCCTCCAGCGACATATCATTATATGTCGTATTTGAACTCACCAGAATTCATTAAGCGTATTGAAGATACGACAGGTATCACAGGTCTATACCCCGATATTGGTTTACATGGTGCTGGTTGGCATATCCACGGCCGTGGGGGCAAGCTAAACGTTCATTTGGATTATTCTATTCATCCAAAGCTTAAGCTCCTAAGAAAACTAAACATCATCATATACCTCGAGCAAGATTGGGATCCAGCTTGGGGTGGTGGTTTGGAGTTGTGGTCAAATGATCCCGAGACAAACAAACCTCTCAAAAAAGTTAAGCATGTTGACTATAAGTTTAATCGCGCAGTACTGTTCGATACTACCCAACACTCCTGGCATGGTTTTGCAGATCCGTTAACCTGCCCTGAACATAAACACAGAAAAAGTATTGCAATGTACTATCTAATCGATCCGCCTGAAGGTGTAGATAGTAGAAAGCGTGCTTTGTATGCTGCATCTGAATCGCAAAAGAACGATCCATCTATTAATAAATTTATTGAGGAAAGATCCAAGTTATAATGACTTGTTCTGATAAAATCATTGAGCTTTTAGATAAGCTCAATATCAATGGCCATGATAAACCTGGTGGCACTGATAAAAACACTAACCATTCTTACGTTGATGTTTATGGAAACACTCTTTCCAAGTATTTGACAAAAGCTGGTGCATTATTGGAAATTGGTGTTCAGTATGGTGGTTCATCACTTCTTTGGCATGAGTTATTACCAAACTTCAAACTATGTTTAGTAGATAATGAAGATAAGATGCATGAAGACGTTAAGTCTAAATTGGATCCAAACAGAGTTAACTATCTGATTAGAGATGCTTACGATCAGTACACAGCACGTGATGTAAAGAACCTCCACCCAAATGGCTTCGATGTAATTATTGATGATGGACCTCACACTCTAAAGAGTCAGGGTCAGTGTATTGATCTGTATCTTGGTTTATTGAAGACTGATGGTTGTTTGATCATCGAGGATATTGCAACAATTGAATATGCACAAGAGCTTTATGAGTTAGTTCCTAAAGCAAAACACCTCGAAGCAGAGATTATTGATCTTCGCAACGTCAAAGGCAGATTCGATGACATTGTTCTAGTTATTAAAAAACGCGAAGAGATTCCTGATAATAAGATTGCTGTATTTTACCATGTAGGACAGTTTGGTGAATGGAGAAGACTTTACCAAGAACAAATTAACTCGTTGTGCGTTAGTAAACTTTACGAAGCATGTGACTTTGTTCATGTTGGTGTAAATGGATCGGAAGAACTTCCATCGACGCTTCCCAAGATGAAAATCAAGTATAATGAAAATACAATACTTGAAGCAGACACACTTAAAGCAATGTGGGAGTTTTGTAAGGACAACCCTGATTACAGAGTAATGTACTTCCATACAAAAGGAGCAACACAAGAAGGATCAGTTCACAGGTACAATGTTGATGCATGGAGACTATACCTTGAATACTTCAACATCCACGAATGGAAAAGAAACTTAGAGTACTTAAAACAATACGACTGCTCTGGTGCTGAATGGATCCATGAATCAGGATTAGTTAACCAGGCTACTGGTGAGACTACATGGCAAGATACAGGACACTATGCTGGCAACTATTGGTGGGCCAATGCTTCATACATCAGCAAACTAGATCCTGAATACATCTATGATCCTCTAAACGGATGGACAAGATGGAGAAGTGAACTTTGGATTGGTACTGGTCACCCCAAACGTTTTAACTTCTATAATACCAATGACTTCTGTAAGTATACAATGAGGACGTATTCTCCCCACGATGTTCAAGAATGAAGCCAAAACAATTGGCCGAATGCTTGAATCTTGTTACAAATACATCGACTACTACGTACTTCAAGATAACGGTTCTACAGACGGAACGCCTGAAGTAGTTGCAAACTTCTTCAAAGATAAAAATATCCCAGGTTATGTTTACAATGTAGAAGAAGGCTGGGTTGGGTTCGGATGGAACAGGGATCACTTGCTCCAAAAAGTTCGTAACACTGATCACGGTTGTGACTGGATCCTCAAGATGGATTGTGATGAAATCCTAGAAGTTGATGATGACTTTGATTGGAGCGTCTTCGATGATAAGAACCTTCACAGCTTTCACGTTCCAGCTAAGTCAGGTAGTACTGTATACCACCGTGCATGGATCTGGAATGCTAGGCTTCCTTGGAGATTCAATCACGACACGGCACATGAAACAATTGTGTTGGATGTAGATGGTATTGGTGAAAACTTCAGAAGACACAATCTACCGCTATCGTTTAGACAAGTAGGTTTCGATGATGGCGAAAGTTGGCAATCACCAACAAAGTATGTTTCTGATGCATTGAAGCTCGAAGAAAAGCTAATCAAAGAAAACACAATGCTTACTGACTTGTATCATTTCTGGTATGTTGGTAAGAGTTATTATGATGCATTCAAAGCTGTTGGTTTACCATTAAAACAAAAACATAATAACGAACTAGCTCGTAGATGTATCTTCTATTGCATGGAATTCCTAGATGTCACTCATAACTACTCATCAACAGGTAGAGCAGATAGAATGGATGAGATGGCATATTATGCTATGATGATGGTCGGTAACTCTTACAGATATATTGGTGATACTGATAATGCTCTCAAATATTTGAAGGCCGCAGAGGAATTCTGTTCTGTTAGAAATGAACACCTAATCAACATTGCTGAGATCTATAGAGATATCCAAGACTTCAATAATATGTTCTTAGTGACTCAAAGAATGACAAACTCTAATAGAAAGAATCCTTTCCCAGAGTTCTCATTCATTATCGAAGCTCAGTGCTATCCTGACACAGGAACGTATTGTCACGAATTGCACGCTTTTGCACAGGAACGGGCAACTGTAACCAATCCTGTGATAAGCAATCCCAAATTTAACTTGAAGGTGAATTTATGATGGACAAAAGATTATTTGTAGTAGACAACTTCTATGCAAATCCAGATGATGTAAGACAGTTTGCTCTCGGTGTTGATTACGAAGAGAGCTCTCAGTGGTACAAAGGTAAGCGGTCAAAAGAACAATACAACTTTCCCGGTATACAGGAAGCGTTTGAGGGTGTTATGGGAATGAAACTCAAACCTTTGAACGAGCATGGTATGTGTGGTAGATTTCAATTGCTAACAGCAAATGATCCGGTAGTTTATCATTATGATAGTCAGCAATGGGCTGCTATGATTTATTTGACACCCAATGCACCGGTACAAAGTGGCACTTCTTTGTACAAATCCAAAATTACTGGAGCAAGACGTTTAGAAGATCCCGGCATCGATGACAGCTTTCCCAGAGGTTTTTACGATAGTTCACAATTCGAAGTTGTAGACCAAATTGGTAACGTGTACAATAGAGCGGTAATCATGGATGCTAGATGCATTCACTCTGCTTCCATGTATTTTGGAAACAATGATAACAACTGCCGATTGACTCACCTTTTCTTCTTTGATAATGCATAACTACAAATTTAGTTTAATTACGCCTGAACATAGTGTTAAAAATATTCCGTTTCTCATTGAGTTGTATGATAGTATCAAGAAACAAACATATGATAATTGGGAATGGATTCTTTACTTAAACAATGGATTTAAGAAAACCGACTTACCTTTAGAGATCCTTGCTGATCTTAAAGTGGTTATCATTGATGGTGAAACAAACCCCAACATTGGTTACTTGAAGAATAAGGCATTCCATGCTGGAACTGGTGACATCCTTGTTGAAGTTGACCACGATGATGAACTAGTTGATGTTTGTTTGGAAAAACTAAACAAAGCCTTCCAGGATGAATCTATTGGATTCTGCTACAGCGATAACGCTGTTAATCATATGGAAAACAAGTTTATTCCATACAATGAGGCATATGGCTGGAAGCATAGAATGTTCAAGTGGAAAGATAAGTTACTTTTCGCTATGAACAGCTTCAAACCATCCAGTCATAGTTTGGGTTACATTTGGTATGCTCCAGACCATGTTAGAGCTTGGCGTAAAGATGTGTATGTTGCTATTGGTGGCCACAATCCTGAACTATCTATTTGCGATGATCACGAATTGTGTATCCGCACCTACCTAGCTACAAAGATGCATCACATTCCGGAGGTTCTTTACATCTATAGAATCACTGGTGATAATACTTGGTTAGAACGTAATGCGGCTATCCAGCAAAAAACTGTTGAGTTATTTAATCAAAACGCTCAGCAGTTAGCAGAAAAGGATGCTAGAGATAAAGGTTTAATGTTAATTGATATTGGTGGTGGATTGAATCCTCGAGCTGGTTATCTAACAATTGACCAAGAAGGTGCTGATATCACCTGCGACCTTAACGATCGCATTCCTCTTCCTGATAATAGTGTTGGGGTTATCAACGCTAGCCACGTCATCGAACATCTGAAAGATAAAACTAAAACGATGAGTGAGATCCATAGAGTTCTTGCACATGGAGGTTGGGCTTTCATTGAAGTTCCTAGCACAGATGGTCGTGGAGCGTTTCAAGATCCCACACACGTAAGCTATTGGAATCAAAACAGCTTCCTGTATTACACTGATGCATATCTTGCAGGGTTTATCAGGAACAAAGACATTAAGTTCCAGGAATTCCGTAAGGAAACATGGTTTCCTAATGAATGGCTGAAGAGTTTGAACGTGTGTGTTACAACGGCTTGGCTTGTTGCAAACAAAGAAGGTGGTGAACGCCTACCTCATTTGAAGAAAATCTAACAAATAAAAATCTCCTAAATACCAAGAGTATAAGGAGATTTTTATGGCTGTACCTACAAGCAGAGCTACCTTCAAAGAATATTGCTTACGCAAACTTGGTAAACCAGTAATTGAGATCAACGTCGATGATGATCAAGTAGATGACAGAATTGACGAGTGTATTAGATATTATTGGGATTACCACTTTGATGGTACAGAGAAGACTTATTACAAGCACTTAATTACTGATCAAACTAAGATCGACAAGTATATTACATTGCCCGAAAACATCATCGGAGCAATTCGTGTATTCCAAATTGGTGATCCTTCTATTAGAGCTAGCGATATGTTTAATATCCGCTACCAGATTGCTCTTAATGACTTGTACCAACTAACTACTGTTTCCTTGCTGCCTTATTATATGGCTATGCAGCACCTGGGAACTATCACTGAACTATTGGTAGGTCAGCAACCCATTAGATACAATAGACATACTAATAAAATGTATGTTGATATGGATTGGACCAAGATTGATGTTGGCCAATACCTGTTGGTAGAAGCATATGAGGTGATCGACCCCGACACATATACTAATGATTGGGGTGATCGTTGGTTGCAAGAATACACAACACAGAAGATCAAATACCAGTGGGGATCCAACCTGACAAAGTTCAATGGAATGGTTCTTCCAGGTGGTGTTCAATTCAATGGCGAAAGAATTCTCGATGACGCAGAAAAAGCTATTGAAAAACTAGAACAAGAGATGATCAGCAGCTACTCACTGCCTGTAGCAGATATGATAGGCTAACGTGGCAACTAATTTCTTTTTTAACAACTTTCAATCTTCGCAGGAGCAGATGCTCATTGCGGATTTGGTAATTGAATCAATTAAGATTTACGGTCTTGATTGTTGGTACATTCCCAAAAGAGAAGTAAACAAAGATAACATATATGGAGAAGATTCTCTTGTAGAGTACAACACTTCCTATATGGTTGAGATGTATGTTAAGAATGTTGAAGGCTTTGCTGGCGAAGGCGACTTCTTATCTAAGTTTAACGTTGAAATCAGAGATCAGATGACTCTGACTATTGCTAGACGCACTTTTGAAGATGAAGTTCAGCACTATGAGTCTGGGTATACTAGACCACGTGAAGGTGATTTGATCTTCATGCCTCTCAATAATAAAATATTCCAAATTAAATTTGTTGAGCATGAACCCGTCTTTTATCAGATGGGTGCTTTACAAATGTATGACTTGAAGTGTGAGTTGTTTGAAT